GGAAGACTTTCTTTTATTTATGACCCTGAATGTAAATTAAGAATAGTTGCTATAGTAGATTACTTTAGCCAATTATTCCTAAAACCTATCCATAATAAAATTCTTAAGAAATTAAGAAATTTTAAACAAGATAGGACATTTACACAAGATCCTTTTAATAATTGGGATTATAATAATAATCACAATTTTTATTCTCTTGATCTCTCCTCTGCTACAGACAGATTTCCAATTATTCTCCAAAAGAGATTAATTAGAGAAATGTATGATAGTGAGATTCTCGCTAATAGTTGAATGAATCTACTTAAGAATAGAAACTTCCTTACTAGGGAAAACAACTACATAAATTATGCAGTTGGTCAACCTATGGGGTCGTACTCATCTTGAGCAGCATTCACATTATCACACCATCTATTAGTGCATTGATGTGCAAAATTAGAAGGTGTAAGTAATTTTAATCAATATATACTTTTAGGTGATGACATTGTTATTAAACACAATGAAATTGCAAAAAGGTATATAAAATGATGTAATTACTTAGATGTAAAAATCTCAATGAACAAAACACATGTATCTAAAGATACATATGAATTTGCTAAGAGATGGATTACAAATGATAATGAAGTTACTGGATTACCAATGAATGGAATTATTAATAATATTAAAAACCCATTTATTGTAATAACTTTCCTATATAGCTATTTTAAGATAAAAAATAATAGATATCTAGTGAAGTTTGATCTAAGCGACTTGTTAACTAATTTTTATAGTGAATACATAAAATTAGGGTCAAGATTTTTACATAAAAATTATATAAAAAGATTGACTCCTTTTAAAAGTAAACACTTTAAAAATAAGCTTGAATTATATACTTTAGGGTTAGATTACCGTTTTGGATATTTTAATTATGATAGATACAGATCTATTATAATTAAATATTTAAATAGTGATCTTTACCAAATACCCCCTTCAAATGTAATCCATGAAGAAATTCATAGCATTATATTAAAGGGTACTAAAGTATTGGGATCCAAATATATGGAGAATCTTGATAATTACATTAAAATCTTAAAAACAAAATATGTTGAATATTTTAATTTAAAAGATGTTAATGAATTAAAAGATAATCCTATATTTCTATCAATTCTAAACCATGCCGATTCATTGAATAATAAATTCTATGAATTAGGTTTTGATTCACCAATCAAATTAATTGATGAATTAATAAGTTTAGACTTAAATAATTTACTAACTAATAGAAATAAGATTCTAGAAGTTGTAAGTTATGGTAAGGTTTTCTTAAATGGTTGTAAAGAACTTAAAAAGTCCTTAACAACTGAATCAGAATTTTCTAAGGAAAATTTTGAAAACATCCAGGCACTTTATGGTAAAGTACAAGGAAATTTAGAGAAAACATTGATGGATCTTAGAAGTATTGAAAAAGGAACATACAGAGAGATGAAACTGAAAAGTTTCAACTTCTCTATGTCTTTTTAGTCCAGGTTTCTAGCCTGGGGGTTATGGCTAATCAAAAGATAGATTAGTC